CCCTGCAGGACTTTTATAATAATAGTAATATGTGTCTCCGAGACTATATTATTATTAAAACCAACACAAACAAAAAGGACGTTTAGCCACTTAATTTGAAAACGCATAAATGGTACGTAACACTATGACACGAGATACGATTTTTATTTTATTGAATTGGACGACCGCAAGGTTAGACGCATATAGAAATTTTAGGAGATATGATTATTGTAATTATTGAAAACCGAGAAGCTATATGCCAACAAACAATGGAAGATACCAATCAAACAAACGTTAAGGGAGTGAAGAGTATAGTAAAGCCGAAGAGAATCAGAAAGCCGGTCTTACCGAAGGTAGAAAATCCAGAGGAAGAGAATTCAAGTAGACAAAAGTTTGCGGATAGACAATCACAAATCCACAATAAATTTGCTACGCAAAATGAACATAGGGAAGAATTAATAAAAGAAGCTAATGAGAAGAGAATAGCGCATTTTGTAGTCCCTGAAAAACAACAAATCAGAGAAGCTAAACAAGAAAAGAGAGAACAATACGCAAAACGAATACAAGAACGACCACCAGGACAACAAATGATGGTTAAGAGTAAGAAAAATAGATTGACTTTAAATAATAGAGTTTCATTATATCGTCGATATCATGCATGTTTACATAATCTAGGATATAATATGATAACACCAGACGAAAAACAAGATTACAAATTCATGTGTAGTCATAATACCGATAAACACATTGGATTTGTAGAGAGATACAAATGTACGCGTTGCCAGGTTAACATCAGAATGGCTCAATATTTAACGTCTTGTGGATGTAATTATAATTTGTGTGGAAACTGCAAAATTAGTCTCTTTGAATATGATATTAATAACGTAGTACGTCACCAATATTATGACAAACATTCATTTAGCAAGGATATTTTTGTTATAGATTTAGATACACGCGAACACATTTCAACAAATTTCGCATCAATTTTAAGTTCGCAATTAAAGTCAAATAAGAGATCAACTGTAGATAGGGCTAATTTTTATAGAGAATTACAAGGTAAGGGAATTTTTTCGTATGCGAAAGTTGTTCAAACAATACCAGAGGGTGGAGCTATTTCAACAGCAGTAGAACCAGTAAAGAATATACGAGATAAAATAGCGCAAAAAATAAGCGAGTTTTCGCGATCACTGAGGAGAGAGATTCGAGCAGTTAGGGATAAGGTTAAAACACTAGGAATAATATCAGATACGATTAAAACGTTTACATCATTTTTAAAAGCAGTGAAATTTTTCTTTAGGGCAATTTTGTCATATTTACAACATATAAATCCAATACATTTGATTGAATTGTGGTTGAATGGTTTCGAGGCTAGATCGTTACTGACGTTAGCGAATATCGTCTATGATCTAACCGCCGCTGAACGTATATCAATTATGATGATGACAGATTTGTTAAAATCTTCAACCATAAACGGAATTGTAGACTTAGATGCCTATGTTCGAGCTTTGGCTGAGGAGGATTTAGATGTTGGAGTTATGACTCCAATCGTACAAAAAGCAGCAAGTAGATATTTAAATAAGAAAAAAGAAAATAAAAATACAGAGATGGATTTAGCAAATCTTTTAAATCCATATAAGCATTCCATGTTTTTAGCAACAGCAGTACATGTGCAAATGGAAGGAAGCAAATATTTAGCAATTATTAGACAAGAGAGTGAAGCAAGTGTGAGTGTGTTTAGTAAAGTATGGGAGAGATTTGTTGGCACAATCAAACGATTGCCAACATTGATTCAAGATGAATCAGGTATGAATGATATTTTGGGAACAGTTTTTTCAGTATTTTCAGGATTTGGAGTAGGAATGGATATAGTTAAGGACAGTTGTAATTACATTAGACCTTTTTTGAGTACTATTAAGGCAAGCGCAGATGTTACCAAAGTTATGAAGCAATTATCAACATATATTTTAGATAAAATTTATAGTACTAGTAGCGATCCAAAAGAATTTATTACAAAAGCAGCGACAACAGAAGGAAATCCGATCCATGAGTTGATGTCAATTTATTTGGCATATCAAGCGACAGTGTGTAAGATGGATCATGGTGAAAGCGAAGTTGCGTTAGCTCTATCACAAAGAACAGCAACAGAATTGAGAACAGAATTTTTTAATAAGATAGGACCAGCAGATATATATATGAATTCACATAAACATTTAGTAGCGGTATGGTTTGATTTTAAAGACAAATTAATTAAGTCGATAAATTCAACGGTTCCAGACCCTACGGCTCGAGAGTATGAACCTTTCTGTTTAGCTCTATCAGGTGGAGCGGGAACAGGAAAATCTACGATTTGGGCTGCATTGATACAACATTTATTTTTAGAACCAAATACAGATGATATAGTAAAATCGATGAATGATTTGACTTACACGTGGAATCAAGCATCTCTTTTTCAGGTAGGAATAACAGATAAGAAAATTATTTTGTTTGATGATTTTGCGCAAAACGTCAGCGAAACAGATGAGCAAATGGCTTTAATAGGATTATGCACTACAGCACCTTTTCCAATTAATTCGCCCATGATATCGGGCAAAGAGGTGAAAGGAATGTGCGTGGCACCAGAAGTAGTGGTAGTGTGTACTAACACATCAACAGAGTTAGCGGGTCAAAAGTTGGCTAGTGTAAACGCGATTAAAAGAAGGTATGACTTTGAATTGAAGGTAGTTGAAAGATTTGATAAAACAAATCCAGATAAGGAAATTTTTGTAGTAGAGAGTTGTGTTTTTTATAAAAATATGATAGGGAAAAAGATTAATTTTCAACAAGCGAAAACATTATGTACAATAATTTTTAAAAAGAAAAGACATAATTTTAAACAAGTAAATAGTATGATGAATGACTTAGCGGATGTAGCTCTCTTGTCAGAAATGACTCAATTTGCGAGGGCAGACATTCGAGAAGTGCGTGATGTGTGGCAGATGGATGATAATATACAACAAGATTTTAATTTTTTCATTAAGAATGAAGGATCATTAACAACTAAGGAAATTGTATCAACGGCAGCAAATTATTTATTAGCAGCAGCTGTCGTTGGCTTGCCTACGTCAATAGCGTATGGTTTCTTTTCAGCAACATTTTATTTTCATAAATTTTTGGGATTACAATTAGTGGGGGGTTTAACAAGTAGACAATGGTTAAATAGTTTTTTAGTAAATATATTTTCAGTAGTAGGAACAGCAATAACTTCATTAGGGACTCTTTATTTATTATATAAGGCTGCATCATGGACATGGGAATCAAAAGAATCAGGAAATACAAAAACCAGGATGTACAGACCTAAAGCTGTAAACATGCCTCCAATACCAGTAGAACAAGAGGCAGGAGAGATTGATGATTTATCATATATAATAGAAAAAGCAACTGGATCAATCCGAAACGATATGGATGGAACGACTTTGAATTGCATATTTATAGGAAGCACATATATTTTATTACCAAAACATTTTTTCGTAAGCAATGAGACAACAAAGTTGCTGAAAGATCAGACCCCATTATCGATAATGAGGAGTACATGGAATGGAGAATCTATACATTTTAATTTTGAACGGAAGAGATTGATTTTGTTAAAAGGAAGTTTGCCTGAAGTTTGTGGGCAAAAGTTGCCTGAAACGAGAAGTGATATAGTATTGTATAAATTAGATCCAAAAATGTTTAATTCATCAAAATCAATTGTAAAGCACTTTTGGGATGGTGATGAAAACATAGATGGAATGGAAGTTGATAAATACGATTATCAAGGATGGAATACGAGTGGACGTGTAGTATCAACACACACGATATGTTCAGGAAAAGTTGTGGATATGGACAAGTTTACTTCAAGAATTGAAGGAAATACAATAGTGTATAATTTTGTAGCAGAAGCAACCTACGCGTCTAGACCAGCATCATGCGGAAGCGTTGTTAGATTGACGAGGCAAAAATCACCAATTTTGGGAATCCATGTAGCGAGGAGAAATGAATTGTCTTACTTCCATTTTGTAACACGACAATGTTTAGAAGAAGGGATGGGAAGACATTTAGATTTGGAGCAAGGATTTACACCAAATCATCCCTCGCCATACATAGACACTATAATACCAAGAGCTTCAACTTTGCACTATGAGGGAATGACAGAGCGAACTTGTTTTCAACCAACAAAAACGGATTTACAACCATCAGAGGTATATGAGATGTTTGGTTTACACATTACTGAACCCGCTCCCCTAGATGGAAAAGATCCACGGCTTTCAGCTGAATACAAAAGAGCACTTTTTGAGAAGGAATTATTTAAAGGATACGTAGTAGGAAATGGTAGATTTGAAATAGGAGAGTTAGATAAAGCGAGAGATTCAATGATAGATGATGTTAGGCGATGGACAATTCCTAATAGACCGATGGGAATAACAGATACGGAATATGTTTTAAATGGTATAATGGGAAATAGTAACAATACAAGAGTGGATATAAACACATCAGCAGGATATCCATATAATACATTTGGGAGAAATAGGAAACATTTAATTTTGTACGAAGATGATAAGTATATAGCAACACAAGAATTAGAGGAAACATACAAGCTAAGTTTGGATAAGATAAGGAAAGGCATTGTACCTTTTCTTCCATACGTTTTAACATTAAAAGACGAAAGAATAAAACTGCAGAAAATAAAGGTCCCAAAGACAAGAATATTTGCATGTGCAAATATTGTACACTATATGTTAATGAGACATTACTTTTACAGATTTATTTTAGCGACTGCAAATAGGTCAAATTGTAAGTGGTCAATTCCGACAATGGATAGACTATCTGATGATTGGAACTATTATGCGAAACGTATGTTAGAAGTAGGTGATAAAGGATTCGATTTTGATTTTAGATATTGGGATAGAAGCATTCAGAAGTCTATGATTTATGCAGCTTTGGAAGTTATGATGATAGAAAAGATTGAAGATGTGGAGAAAGAGGCATTGTTTGAGTTAATTTCTGCACCAGTGATGATTTGGCAAAATCACGTGTTTTCTTCGATGGGCATGGTAATGTCTGGATCTTTATTAACTTACACAATTAATTGTGTAATTAATGAAATGATTCATAGAGCGGCATATTTTCATTTAGCCGATATGATAGCTCCGCAGCTATCTTTACCAGAACATTATAGAAAACTAGTGAGAGGAACCAGAGGAGGTGATGATACAGTGACAACGGTAGATGATAGAATATTGTCATGGTATAATGGAGAAACAGTTGGAGAGTATTTGAATCTACGAGGTTTGACAGTTACATCAGTAGACAAGTCAGAAGCAATTCCACGATGGAATTTCTTTTTGAATTTGTCTTTTTTGAAAAATAAAACCTTTATAGAGGAAGATACTGGAATGTTTTTACCATTACCTGAAAAAGAGTCTCTAGTGGAGTCAATGTATTGGGTGAGAATTAATAAGAATAATCCAAATAAGGCTAAAGCAACACAAGATAATGTAAATTGCGCCCTACGCGGTTTATATTTTCACGGAAGTAGGGAATATGATTACTATAGGACACCGATTAAGAACAAATTTAATTATGATTTGCCAAGATATGAAGAACTACATAAAATGTGGTACAACTACCGCCATTTTCCTGGAGCACATGCAGATTATGCGTTGCAGGAGAGTGAGATTGATATTTTTTCATTAACTCTCGATAACTATCAAGATAGTAAAATATATAAAAAGAGCGAAGAATATCGAACAACCATGGAAGCAGTACAAATTCAAAATGAATCAGGATACACAGATGCAAACTACAAGTCAGGAAGTAGTTGGGCAGAACACATGGAAGCAATGGACAAGGAACAAATAGGACAAAGTGAAACACTAAGGGATAACACAACGAGCGATATTGGACCGACGCAAGAACTGGATATTCAGGACAACAATAATGCTGATCCTGAAAAACAAGAAAAGACGAGAATAGGAGCAACTATTCAAGATGCAAAGCAGACAACGATCGTACCAGTGAGAACAGGAGGAGTAAAGACGATCTCTAAGAACGATAGAGCTGATGCTTTTTTGAATGATGTGAATTGGGATTTGGATAAATTAACACATAAATTTACTCCAGTAAGAGATGTGCAATGGACAACAACAGATGCATCATTGAGTATTTTGTCATCATTGAGAGTGCCACAAGATTTAATTATCACACCAGCACAAAAGGCGCCTTTCGATGTAACAAAATTGTGGAAATGTAAGAATATTCGTATGAAAATAGTTTTAAAATCGTCACCATTTTACGCGGGCTCATTAGGTATGGGATTTACACCTTTCAATGGCAACATTGAGCCAAGACGTTTGATTAATATGGGAGCATTGATTCAGAAAGCTTCGCAGAATGAAGGACTGGAGTTCACGATTCCTTTTAGATATCCAAAAGGATTCTTGAATGTATTGAATGATCACGAACCATTGGGAACTTTTTCGATTTTTGTAATTTCACCTTTGACTTCTGGACCCGATAATCCAAATATGGTTAGCATGACAGTTTATGCTGCTATTGAAGATAGCGAGTTCAAGATTCCGGATGTAATTCCAATTTCGAAATATATCTCTCACAAGTTTGATAGAAATTCATATGTTGTAACAGAGACAGAAGCAGGAAAAATCAATATATATAATCAAAAGTCAGCAGCTGCACAGTTGCAAGATAGTCCAAATTATGAGCAAGTAGTAACTTGCGACATAAACATGGATCCGCGTAGAATGCCACAAACTACTCTATGCGCAGGCGCAGGAGTTTTGGGAAGGACGAAAGTAGGACATTTTCAAGATATGCCTCACAGTATGATGCAGATTGCGAAGAGATGGAGAAGTGTAGGAGTGTATGAAGTAGCGGCCGCGGGCATGTCAAGAATAGTTTTGTCAACATCTATGGGTGAGGTTTATAAAACAGCACTCTTCGGTTTGGATAAGTGGTTTGGTTTGATGAGAGGATCAATTAATTTGAGATTTGTTTTGAAGACGGGTAATTTTTCAGGTAAAGTTTTTTATACAAAGAACGCGCTTGATCTTACCTCGTATCCAGAACCAACAATCGAAGGATCACATTATTTTGATTCGCAAACTATTGCGCAGTTTACTGTGCCATGGACTCAGAGAACTTTTACTAGTTATTCAGATTGCAGTGAAATGCAGGGTTTCATTGTAGCCATGATTGATAATTATGGAGGTGATGATAAAATTTATTTGGAAGTTCAGACATGCCTTGGAGATGATTTTCATATGGGAGTATTTATGGGTGCTCCGAGTTTCTTTTATGAGTTTTCCAAAATCAGTTGGTCTATCCAAACGATTGGAATACCCATAATTGAAGTAGCGAGATGGCACTCAAAATTTGTTAGCACAACACCCGAAGCTGGCATCATTGAAAATATAGATAGAGTAATAGAGACAGCATTACCTATTGTAGATAAAATTTCAGAGCTGTCAGAGTTATTGGATGCCACACCATTAACTTACCAACCAACCCCGATGTGGCCACGCAAAATTCCATATTCTATTGCGTGTGATAATGTACAGTATACCGAACGATTGATAACAACCAACCATAATGGACTAAGCTTGCCGGATAGAGAATGTTTTGGAGCGAGGACAGCGGAAACTGACATGCATAATTTGCTAGTAGGCACGAAATCACTAGTTACTAGAGTTCCGTGGTCAGGTTCAGACAAACCAGCTACTGAATTATGGAGTTCAGCTATAGGGCCAATGGGATTGGCTGGATTCGATGGAATGTTGACGGAAGTAGTCCCGTCAGTATTCAACTATTGGACAGGAGGAGTAAAGATCATACTTGATGTCATTGCAACAGAAATGCACCGTGGTCAGTTATTAATAACTTATACACCCAATTCAGTTGATAGCATCACATATGGAGCGGCACCACAAACATATTTTACTACGGTAGATCTGGCTTCAGGTCGCGGAACGGTATGTTTGTTTTGCCCATACTTGTCGGAATTTCCATACCGAGAGGTTATTGCGACGGGAGTTCCAGAGGACGATAATTCACATATGGGCAAATTGACCATATTTGTGCAAAATCCTTTGCGAGCAACCGCCACAGTATCTTCTTCAGTGGACATTGTGATTTATAAGGCATATTCAGATGATTTCAGCTTGGGTGTATACGGCAGAAGTGATGCCACAGCATAAGACTACAATAGCACTATATTTAGTTAGAATTTTATTTTATATATATTAGTACTTTTTATTAATTAAATTAGAAACATGTTAGTAAACAAGATATATTTGTATTTATTTCAGTAAAATATTTAGTGGCCCGGCGTGGACTTCCATTTCACGAAAGTAATAGAGAAGTCGTTCATCCGGAGACTAGAATCCGATTTTTTATAGGAC